GGCCAAATCGAGGCCGCTCGCCGCGTACAGCAGCAGGGCCCGACGGGCAGCGTGAGCCGCGCCGGATCGACGCCGGGCGAGGTGACGATCGACACGCTGCGCAGCCGCGGCGTGACGCCGGAGATGGTGCACAAGATCATGTCGGGGCCGCGTGGCCGGCAGAACTTCTTCGAGCTCATGCGGCGCGAGGAGGCGCGCGCGAACCGGCAAAGTTGACGCAGGGGCCTTGACGGCACACCCGCCGAGGGCCTACCTTCTTCCCGAAGCAATCCGGGCCAGGTTGGCGGCCCGGCGCCGAAACCGGGCGAGATCGTGGATGCCACACCGGCGGCTTGGTAGCCGGTCCCGGTCCCCGCGGGTCATCGTGGAGACTCGAAGCGGCCCGAGAGCCGGCCGCCGCCGAAACCGGGCGAGATCGTGGATGGGCGAGGGGCCGCCCTGGCAGTTCCCACCAGCCCCAGCTCGAAGCCAGCCATACGCCAGTCGGCGCGTGCTAGCCGGGATGTTCCCGGAGAGGCAGCGCCGGACCCAGAACCTCCGGGCCCGCCGCAAGACGGTCCCCGGGAACTGCAAAGGATCGGCGCATGGCCTACACCACGGTCCCCACGGGATCGACCCTGACTCAGAAGGCCTGGCGGCCTGGCCTGATTCACCAGGTCGAGCTCCAGGCTCACATGATGGGCTTCGTCAGCCCCGACGACGACAGCGGCATCGTCCTCCTCGAGGACCTGACGAAGAAGCGCGGCGACAAGATCCAGATTCGCTTCTCGCCGACCGACGACACCTCGGACGGCTTCAGCGACACGGACACCGTCGAGGGCAACGAAGAGAAGATCGACTTCCTGCCCGACGAGATGAAGATCGACTACCTGGCCTTCGCCTTCGCCCAGGCCGGCCAGATGTCCCAGCAGCGGGTCAGCTTCGACCTCAAGGCCGCGGCCTTCATCAAGGCCGTCGCCAAGTGGACCCGCCGCTTCGAGGAGTCGATCTGCAACCAGTTCGCCGGCTACACCCCGGCGATGGGCGCGGCGCAGGACAACTACAAGCGCACCGGCCTGAACCCGGTGACGCAGCTCGACACGGCCCACATCCTGTACTCGACCGCGGGCGCGGCGACGTACACGACCGACCAGGGCATCGCGGCCGACGACACCGCGGTCATGACTCTCGACGGCATCAACGACGCCGTCCTGAAGATGATGACCAAGGCGGAGCTGACCTACCCGATCGCTCCGTGCCCCGACGGCTTCTACCACTGCGTGATGCACCCGTACCAGTGGCGGCAGCTGCGCGACAACACCTCGGCCGGCGACTGGGGCGACATCGTGCGGGCCACGCTCGAGGGTGGCCGTCGCTACGAGGACAGCCCGCTCGCCCGCGGCTGGCTCGGCACCTACAACAACACGAAGCTCCACGTCAGCGACTGGGTGCCCAACGGCGTCACGTCGACCGACGCGACGCTGAAGCAGAGCAACGCTCGGCGTGCCTTCATCTTCGGCGCCCGCGGCGCGCACATGGCCTTCGGCGAGGGCTACGCCGACGGCAACCACCTCGACTGGGTGGAGCAGACCCGCGACTACCGCAAGTGGGGCGTCCTGGCGGACTCCTGCTTCGGCGTGAAGCGGACGATCTTCAACTCGCAGACCTACGCGAGCCTCGTGCTCGTGACGTACAGCAAGGGGTAAGGCGATGGCTGCCACTACCGTCAAGAGTCAATTCTGCGACACGACCACGGCGGCCTCGAAGAGCCGGCCCCGGCGCATGCCGGCCGGCCCGACGCTCGAGCTCCTGCCGGAGTTCACCTTCCCGACGACGTCGCTCGACGACGTCGGCGACCGGTACCAGCTGCTGCTCGTGCCCCACGGGGCCTACCTGCAGTTCCTGTACTGGGAGAACGTCGACATGGAGACGGGCGGGCCGACGCTCGACCTCGACATCGTGATCGACGAGGACGGCACCGAGACGGCGATCTGGGACGACAGCGCGGGCGGCAACGTCTTCCGCGCGGCCAACACCGGCAAGTGGGCGTGGATCAACCGCAAGGTCAACGCGCCCGTCGCCGGCTACGGCATCGTCCTGACCAAGGTCATCGCGGCGGCGACGACTCCGGGAGCGGGCACGTTCCGGATCGGCAGCCTCTGCGATCTGTGAGGAAGTAGCGGGGGCAGCACAGGGCAGGGACCTCCTTCGACGGGGGCGGTGGCTCCGGCGAGCCCCGCCCCCACTTTTTCAGAGAGAGGGGTAACGGGTGCCGGCCGATTTCGCGGCGATGCTTGCGACGATGAAGGAGGAGGCGCACGAGCCCTCCGAGGCGACGGCCTTCACGCGCCACATCGTCTCGGCCCTGCGCTACTACCGCCCGAAGCGCTTTCGGTTCTCCGAGAAAACCTTCAGCTTCTCGACCGTCGCCGGCCAGCAGGAGTACAACGGCGGGGTCGGTGGCGTGCCGGCGGACGTCATGGAGCTCGACTGGCTGCGCCACGTCATCGGCACGGTGAGCCGAGACCTGCAGCGCAAGAGCCTCATCGAGTTCCGCGTGTTCGAATCGGGTGCGATCGCTTCGAACTACCCCGAGATCTTCTGCTGGCACCACAACCGGCTGCTCCTCTGGCCGACACCGGCCGGGGTGTACACCGTCAAGGGTGACTACTTCTTCGACGCGACGAGGGACGGCGCGACGGGCGTCGTCATCGATGGCACCAACACTGCCCTGACGAACGACTACTTCGTGGTGGCCGAGGAGCTGCTGCGGACGCGCGCGCTCTACAGCTGGGCGATGGGGCGGGCGGGCTGGGACGAGTTCGCGACGCGGATGAAGCTGCTGAACACCGAGAGTGAGCGCAGCTTCAACCTCGAGCGCGACCTGATCGCCTTCAACGGAATGCAGGCGGCCTGGAACCTCTGAGCCGTGGCGACCTTCCGGACCTTCATCCCCCTCACCGACTTCGTGCCCGACGAAGGGCGACTGCGGACGTCGAACCTGATCCAGCTCGAGGGATTCGTGCCTTATTCGCAGCACGACATTCTGCCGGCTCAGGGCTGGGTCAGCAAGAGCCTGACGTTCGCTGGCACCGTGTACGGAATGGGCTGCAACGCGCTCAACGGCCCGAACGGTTACTTGGTCTACGTAGGCTACGGCACGGACCTCGCTTCGATCGACACGACGACGCTCGCCGTCACGGTTCGCAGCGGCCCGTCGGCGCCCTACACCTTCGGCGCCGAAGGGGCGCAGTTCCTCGCCTTCGGAAAGCACGAGGTCTGCGCGCCTGGGCTCACGAGCCCCGTGCAGATTCGACTCGCCGACGCGGGCAACTTCCTCGACTGCTTCACGTCGGCCGACAAGCCTAAGGCGAAGTTCGTGTGCGGCATCGGCGAGCGCGCGGTCTTCGCCAACATCGCCAATACCGGTACGGCGGGCGCGCCCGATCCGAACCCTGATCTTGTCTGGTGGACGAAGACGGGCGACCTTCAGACCATCGGGAACCCGGCCACTCTTCCTGCGGATCGAACCGACTTCCAGGCGCTCTATGACGACTACGGCGGTATCACTGGCCTTTCGGGAAGCCGCGAGTACGCCCTAATTTTCAAGCAGGGCGTGATCTATCGGATGGACTTCGGGAGCCCGTTCGGTTTCGGCTTCTCGCCGATCCCGAACAGCTACGGCACGATCTACCCCAACTCGATCGTGCGCGCGGGAGAAGACGTCTTCTTCTGGGGGCCGAGCGGCCCGATGGTGTTTCGACAGGGTCAGGTGCTTCCGCTGGCGCTCGGCCGAGTCGGAAGAGCGCTCACCGATCGGACCTTCCTGGCTGAATCCACGACCCCGACCATCACGCCGTCTGCGGGCATTCGCTCTGTCGTGGGTGCCTTCTGTCCGGTGACCGGCGTCATCGCCTGGGGCTTTCCGAAGTGGCTCAGCGCGGCAACCGACATCGACACGATCCTGCTCTACAACGTCGCGTTCGACCGGTTCTCGATACTCGACGTAGGGGGGGCAGCAACTGCGGGCCTGGGCGTGACCTACGCGATGACCCAAGTCCCGCATGAGGCTCACGACTTCAGCGCGCTCCGGAGAATCCTGCGGGTTGTCCAACAGCCGGCCGGCGCGCTGAACAAGCTAGTGGCCTGGGAGCCGGGAGGCGCTTACGCGGATGCGAGAGGGTCGTTTCGCACAGGCTACTTCAATCTGCACGCATCGAAGCAGGTCATCGTCAAGCGCGCGCGGCTGGTGTACGCCAAGCAGGCCTTCGCCGCCACCGACCCGGTCTACACGATTTCCTGCTACACCAGGAACTTTGGGAACGATACCGACGTCACCGCGACGGGATCCTCTGTGACCGACATGGACTCCTCGCTTCACTTCGTTTCGCTCAACACGCCGGCGGCGAACCGGAGAGCCGCCAACTTGCACGCCTTCGGGGTCGCGTTCGGGGGCGACTCGACTCAACATCCGGCGAAGACCACGGCGGAAATCGAGGGCCTCGAGATCGAAGGCGATTTCGCCGGGGAGCTGGTCTAGTGAGCGCGACCGTTCCGGCTGGCAACCGCTTCCCGATCACGAGCGCGTGGCTCAGCAACGCGGGGCGTCGGCGCATCAAGCCGCCGATGTTCCCGCTGCCAAAGGACGCGACGGTCGAGCAGGTGCGCGAGGCGCTGAATCAGCTCTCGGCGAGCCTCTACGACGACCCGAAGAACGAGGTGACGGACCACCTTCGAATGCTGACGGAGGGGGTCAATATCGCGGCGGCGGCGGCGCTGACGCCGGTGACAACGCAGACGGTTCTCGCCGCCGATGTCAACGTCGGAGCGACAACGGTCTGGGTGGCGCTCACGGCTCTCGCCCAGACGATCTACACCCCGATACCGGCGCGGCTTTACCTGAGCCTCGACGTGCAGGTCAACACGCCGGGTGCGGGGCTCGCGAATGCGGCGGATCTTTACCGCGTGCGCATTCTGGTGAACGGTGCCCAGGTCGCCCAGGGCGTGTGGGCGCCGGGCATCGTCGTTGCCGCGACGCTTCGCACCCACCTGGCGCTCATCGGACTGGTTGGCAGCGTCCTGCCGGAGGCGGCCTACGCGGTCACCGTCGAGCACGGAATGACCGGCGCCGGTGGAACGGTCTTTTCAACGCGCGCCACCGACACGAAGCTGTGTTGTCGCGTCGAAGCCCGGAGCCTCGCGTGAGCGAAGCGCTCGCGCGAGAGGCGACCGCGCTCGGCGCGACCCTGTCCGTCGTCGCGCAAGAGGATGTCCTCAATCACTGGCCCATGATCGAGCGCTGGGCTGAGAGCTATCGCGACACCCCTGATGCCGAGGCCGGAGGCAAGACCTTCGGCCCCGAGGCGATACTCGACCTGATCCGCGAAGGCGCTGCCGAACTCGTCGTTCTTTCCTTGGGCTCGAAGCCTGTTGGTTGCGCCGCGCACGTCCTCGCCGACGATTACTTGGAGGGCGTGATGTTGTGGATCGAAGCCAGCCACCGGCGGCGCGGTTTGCTGCGCGGGTTCTTCGGTCAGCTCATGCCGATCGTCCGGGAGCGCGGCTTGCGGGGCGTCCGTTTCAGCTCTAAGGGTTGGGATCACGACGGCCTGAAACAGCTCGGTTTTCGCTGCGTTCGCGAGTTTCAGGACGCGGGCGCGACCGTGCGCACCTGGGTGATGGAGGAATAGACCATGGCCTGGATCGCAGCAGTGGTTTCGGCTGTTGTGTCCTACAAGCAGGCAGAAGACCAGAAGAAGGCGGCGGAGAAGGCCAACAAGGCCAACGCCGCGCCGCGCAACGTCGACACCCACCGGTGGAGCGACACGGCTCCGTGGGAGCCGTCGCAGGACCACCGCTACGGCATCATGGGAGAGGCACAGAGGCTCTACGAGAACAGCAGGGCGAACCCACTTGGCGGTGGCGGCGGGGGCGGCGCCGCAACCAGCGCGCTGAGCGACCAGCAGAAAGCGAACCTCCGCAAGAAGGGCTACAGCGAGCAGCAGATTGCGAACGCGGGGAAGCGCGCGGCCGGCGGCGGGGGCGGTGGCAAGAACCGGCCCAGCACGCCGCAAGGGCCAAGCCAGCCGACGTACAAGCCCACCGACCTCGCGCAGGAAGCTGCGCGGCGGGCGATGGGGACGTCCCCCCTCATGCAGACGGGGCAGGACTACCTCTCTGGCGTGCTGCAGGATCGCTACGGCGGCAACGAGCTGCTCGGCGAGACGTACGACCGCGCTTCGGACTACAACAACGAAAACCTCGATGCGGTGGTCCGCTCGCTCATGGGCGAGACCGGGCTCGGCGGCGAGGCCGGCGCGAGCGCCGGGGAGAAGGGCCAGAAGATCCACTACGGCACCGTTGCTTCGGCCTACGGCGGCGGTGGGGGCGCCGGCGTCGGCGGGTATGGCGGCGAGGAGTGCGGCAGTCACCTGATCCACCATAACGACCGATCACGCCGGATCCGGCCGACGTGAGGGCCGCCACGGCCGTCGTGCGGTCAGGATCCGGCGAGCGCGGCCTGCAGTTTCTGCACCACGCCCATCAGCGGCACCAGGAAATCCGCCTTGGGATTGCGCAGCCACCACAGCAGCTTGATCCAGTTGAACGGGAACAGGCGGCCCTTCATCGGC